GACAATTTTATCACCAATTTGTAAATCACTTGTAAAAATTGTGCCTGTACCAACAATTACAACATTACCGTTTGATATATTTGCAGTGCCAGTTATTCTTGGAGGTTGTATTTGAGTTGTAACAATTGCACCAGTGGCATTTACTGTTCTCACAGCAGCTGCGGCATCAGAGCCAGAAATACTTGCTCCAAAATTAATTTCATCACCAATTTTGTAACCTGAACCAGCTCCGCCAGAATTAATGTCTATTCTTCCAATTGAACCAAAATCTTTAATATCAAAAAATGTATTTCCTGCCGCATACAAAGCACCTTGAGAATCAAGTGTTGCTGTATTTACCGATACGTTTGAAAATAGTATGACTGCATTGGTAATTGGACCAAGGCTAGTTACCTCTAATTGTGTTAACGCATCTATAATTCTTGTGTTAGCATTTTCTGTATAAGCTCCAGGAAATCCATAATCAGCAGCACTTATAAGAGTATTAGCTGCATTTGAACTACCATTGAAGCTTTGTATAATGTCTGTGCCAAGCACAATGTAACTATTTGCAGTTGTATGTAAAGTATTAACACTATCGACAGCACCAGTGATAATTGTAGAACCTGGTGTATTTGAGCTCGTAATGAGAGAAGCTGTTTTAAATCCTGCACCGCCATAATCAACAACAATACGAGTTGTAAAACCATCAGTAATATTTTCTACTTCAGCTGTAGCTATATCTGTTGCACCACCACCTAAAATAAGAGCAATATCTCCAATATTATAACTAGAACCTCCATCAGTTACATTTATTCTTGATAAAACTGAAAAAGTATCAGCAACAATTGTAATTAGAGTGTCACTTAATCCTATGATATCACATTCAATTTCTTCTCCATTTTCAAAAGAACCAAGAAGTGTTTTTGGACTAATAAAAATTTCAAAAGGCAAACCAAAATTTAATCGATCAGTAATAATTTTAGGAACAGCTTTTTCAACAATAGCAGTTGCTCCAGATGTACGTCCAGTTACCTCTCGATTATTAAACAAATCAATATTAAAATCATTGTAAAAAACTTCTATTGTTGAATTGGAAGTTGGCGCAGTTGTAAAAACTATTTTTTGTGTTTCTTTACGAATGAAATAATCTGTTCCGTGTGTCTTTAAAACAGAATCAATAAAAACATCAATTTCATTTGCATCAACTGATTGTGCTATTTGAAAAATTGTTTTAGAACCATCGCCTGTGTGAACACTCCGAACATTTGTTTCAATTTTTAAAATATTATCAACTTCCCACTTACCATCAGAGATTCTGAGAACATTATTTTTAGGAAAAGAAAAAGTTAATTCATCATTGAACAACATTCTAAATAATAATTTAAAAGATGCTTCATTACCTTTTGAAAGATAAATGGGTAGTACATTTTTAATAAGAAAATTTTTACTAACAAAAGATTCTTTAGGAATTAATGAAGCAAAAGTATTAAAAAAACTTGTTTCAAATTGGTCTATTGAAACATCAACATCTGATATGTTTCTTAAATTTTTAGCTTGCTGAGTTAAATCATTTAATTCATTTGATTGTTTTTGTTCTAAAAATTCATAATATGCCTCTAAAAAAGTAATAAAAAGAGGATATTCTTCCCGAACAAATTCAGGTACCTGACGATTAATCAGTAGTGAGGTATTTGCAAAAGACATTATGAGACATTAGTTAAAGACAACACAACAGACACCGGATCTTCTTCATCTATTCGAACAATAGTATTTCGAACAGATTCAATTATTCCTTCTTCTGCTTCTATTGACACTCGAATTAAACCATCAGGAGAAGATACACTTATAATTTTGATATCCGTCAATGAAATTTTTCCGGTTGCATAGTTTATATCTCCAACATTGCTATCAACAATTTGTCTTTGAGCATTTGAATCGAAAAAAACTGTTCTTAAAGTTCCTATTTTAGCATCTATCACCGCCGAAGCTTCTGCACCAACACCACCACCGCCGCCACTAATTGTGACAATAGCTCTGGTATAATTAATACCTCGATTAATAATATTAATTGATCGTACTTGACCATTTACAATAGAGGCGTTGGCTGTTGCTCCAACACCATCACCAGTAATTGTAATTGTTGGAGCTGAATTATAATTTAAACCTGGATTAGTAACTAATATTGATGAAATACCAGTAAATGAAAGAGGAACTTCTTCTATTGTTACTGTCCTTGTTACATTTAAATCATCTTTTACTTGAAATTCAGTTGAGGCAAGTTTATTTGCTCCTGTTCCTTTAAGTAAAGGAACATTATATTTAAGTTCATAAGAACTATTTTGATTTAAAACTGGTGTAAATCTTTTTTGAACTTTTGTGATCACTCTATTACCAATAATAGAATTTAAATCAACATTATCAATTGCAGTCTCCAATTTAGAGTTTACAAATTTTGCATTAAATTTATTTAAAAAAGTAGTATTGTAATTAAAAATTGCATTTCTAATATTTTGTCTAATTGTATCTTGTGTTTGTGTAGTTTTTCTTGAATCATATTGTACTTGTGATTCTATAATAAGAAACAAATATTCTGGATCAATAATTTCGTTAGTAACAGCAATAATTGATTTAGGTGAAATAATTTCTTCAATAATTCTTCGTTTTTCTGTTTCAGAAATGTAATAATTATCTCTTGGATTCATTGAAATAAAAACTTTACCATAAACTGGCGGATCATTATCTTCACCACCCCAAACTGAAATTGAATTGATGTTTGGATAATTATTTAAAATATATGTTTCATAATCTTTAAAAGTTACTAAACGATTTTGAGATGAAAATCTAGCAGCTGCTGAAAATTTAATATTATCTACAGACTCACGATCTGCACCACCAGAGGCGCCACTTTTTGGAGTTATAGTAAAGTTTGAAAGAGAATTACCTAAAGAATCTGTAACTGAAGCTGTAGCAACAAAATTATTTGCTTTATTAGCAAGAACTCCATTTGTTACAAGATAGGTAACAGAAACAATAGCACCATCAGGTAAAGCTTTACCAACAACATCATTTCCAAAATATATTTCAAATAATCCTCCGCGACTCTCTTGTAAAAAGAAAACTTCAGATGCCGAAGTAATATCCAATACATCAGTAACTTTGTTATAAACTGATGACGCACTATTTGCTGCGTTTGGTGTTACTGTAACTTGAATTGTTGTCGTATCAATGCCAATATCAGGCAATTCAAAAACAGATTTTGGATTTGATCCTTGATCATAATTAAAAGAGTAAGTAATTAATTGTCCTTCATTTAAATTTAAATTTTCAAAAATATATTTTGTGTTTGATTTTGTTACTGTTGTATCATTTAATACCACAAAATTATAGGCTTTACTATCAATTTGATTTGAAAGAAATGAAAAACCTTGAGGCAAAGTGCAAGTACCAGAAGTTGAAGAATTAGACTCTACTGTAAAATCAATAGTTGCAACTGGTGTTCGTGTAGAATATGGTGTATAACCAAGAGTTTTAGCATGAGAAACAGCAGAATCACGGAGAATAGCGGTATCGAGAAATGCCTCGTTGGCAACCATGTTTAGATAATAAGCATTATAATGAGTATTATAAGCAAGAATGTCTAATAAAATCGACAGGCCAGCACCATCAAAATCATAGTCTGTAAACTCTGATTGTTGTTTTAAAAATGCTTTAAGGTTAGTTTTGATGGTGTCAAAATCTAACTCAGTTACTCTTAAACGGTCTACCATTTTATCTAATCCGTTCTAGGAAAAAATTAATTGTAATTGGTGCAGGATTATTAATAATAAAAAATTCTAAGTAAATTTTATATCTATTTTCATCTGGTGTTGGCACAGCTTCTACCTTTGATACTTCTGCTCTAGGTTCAAAATTTTGAATTACTTCTGTAATTTCTCTTTCGATTTGTGCTGCTGTTATAGAGTCAACTTGTTCAAAAAGAAGTCGCCGAATATTACTACCAAGGTCTGGTTGAAAAGGCCGCTCATAATGATTTGTTAGTACCAAATTTTTAATTGAATTAATTACAGCATACTCATTTTTGTGAGTATTGACATCTTTTTTAACTGGATGAATTGTAAAATTCAAATCCAAATCTCTAAAAGCTCGTGAAGTTTCTATGTTTACTATTGCCATTGTTTATTTATTCTAATTTGGAGGGCCAGTATTACCACCTTGTGGATCAGGATGTGTATGTGTAGCAAGAGTTGCACCACTATCCGTTACAACTCCAGACGCAGTAATATCTCCGGTCACATTTAAATCACCGGTTAAATTAAAAGATTGAGCTGACGCTGTAACCGTTCCACCTACCGTCATATTTACTGAACCATCTACAACACCAGTTACATCTCCACCTACCGTTATATTTGCTGAACCATCTACAAAAACAGTTACATCTCCTTTTACATAAACGGAATCATTTCCAACAACTACTGTAAACTTATCTTTCTGTATTCTCTCAGCTCTATCGCCATTTGGTCCCCATTCAACATATGAACCCGATCTATGATATAAATGAATTCTTTCAGCATCTTTTGTATCATCAAACTCTAATGCATGGCCAGATTCAGATTCATACACATTATTGTAGGGATAAACTGCATTGTAATAAGAGTTTGGTTCTACTTTTGATAATTTATTTGCGGCTTTACTTTGATTAATTGGTGATGGATAATCAGAGTCATTTCTTGCTAAACGAGAAGTTGATGGCTCGTCTAAACGGCGAGGATAAAGAGTAGCAGATTCGGAAGGTTTAACCGGGGCTATAGCCAATTGACCTGCATCTCGGCTATCATTAAATGCTTCTTGTGCATTTCCTTCTTTAAGTGGTATGCTTGGAAAAACTCCAACCATAATTGGAGATTGAGCACTTTCTCCATCAGCAAAAAATCCAAATACCATATCTCCTTCTTTTGGAGCATAAGTTGAAGGATTATTTGTTGGAAATGTTGGAGTAGCCCAAGATAACATTTCAGTTGGCAGATACATTTTATTTTCTGAATGCCAACCAACACAACGAACACGGCAACGACCAAGTTTTAATGGGTCTTGCCTATCTTCAACAATGCCAATCCACCAAATAAAACCTGCTTTACCAGCAAAATCTTTATTTTCTTCGTTTTTAATCATGTTAATATGTTAAAATTTCTCTTTGTTGTTCAGCATCACTAGAAGAAATAAAATCTACATCTGATGAACTAGAAGCCACTTCAATAATTGTTTCGTGTTTTTCATATCCAATTATTTGATGAGAAGCTACAATCAAATATTTACCATTTATACTTTTATCTTCACCAGATTGTGAACCAATAATTGGTGCATTTACATTTACGTTAAAGCCCGATGATAATTGAAAATTACCAGGCATTACAAGTTTTAATCTTTTAGACATTAGATTTTTAATTATTGCTTTTCTTTGGAAAAACCAACTTTCAATTCCATCTCTTTGCGACAAAGAAAATGGTTCTTTTTTCTTAATGTATTCGCTAAATTGTCTATTGTAGTTAAAAATACTTACTACTTTTCGAGAATTAAAGGATTCAGAATTAAGCATACCATCTCGGCTTTGAATTTGAGTAAAATTTGGCGTTTTATTGCCATGTTTCATATTTGCGTAATGATCACCATATGAAATATTTTTTGTGCTAATTGTTCGTGTAATTGGATCAAACCCAATAAATTTACCTGCATTAACACCTGATCGAGTTCTTTCAATGGTATCATTTAAAGAAACAACTTCTAGATATCTAGCACCACCAATTTCATCAAATGCATTTTCACCTCCAATATTTTTTGTTTTATATAATACATCAAGTATGGGAGGTTGAGTTAATAATGTAGAAAGTGTTGCAAAATTAAAGCCTGAAATATTTTGAAAGAACATAAAATTTGGAGATTGATTTTCATCTAAGGCTCTCTTTGCACACCATTCAATGGCTTCCAAGGGTCTTAAATTAGGTATAACAATTTTTTGAATACCAGAAGAAAATTCATAAATGCCACCTAAAGTATTTTGAGGTATTTTTAAATAATCTGCTAAAATTCTCTCTACTATTTTTGAATAATTAGTTTCATAAGATTGGTTTATTCTTTGTTGGTCAGAGTAAATTAATTCGTCCGAAGCAAAATGAAGAATATATTTTTCAAAACCTGGTTTAATAATTGATCTATTAGTTTGTTTGTAAATACGAAAGGCTCTTTTAAAATCTAATATTTCAGAGTTTTTATCTTTTTTAATATTGATTAAAATAGCTTCAGAACCATCAAAAAGAAGTTTACTTGATAAACCAATTGAATCTCCAATTACTAAATTGCCACTCATCACTGATAAAAACACAGTATCATAAATGTTTATTTCTTCACAAATATTTGCTATGTCAATTTTACCACCTTTAGTGACAAGAACCAACTCAATTATTTCAAATTGAGTTGATTTTAACATTTTTAAACTCATAAACTAATTACTCTTTTAAATTCTTTTTCTATTTCAGGTATAAACTCAGATTTCAAAAGATTAATTTCTCTTTTATTTTCATTTTCTTCAATTTCATAGGTATAATAAGAGCGTTTTTCTTTTGAAATAGCAATAGTAACTGTTTCATTTGCTTGAGTTGTATAATTTGTGGTGCTTGATGCTAAATTTGCATAGGTATTACCATTTATTTGAAATTTTTCAATTGTAGCAACACCATCATTTCCAGTTGTTGTAATTATTTTAAAATATGCTTGAACATTATTTTCGCTTAGGGCCCAAATAATACCACTTTGAACAGTTGTATTAGCTGCACCATTCGCAGTATATTTTTGATCAATGTATTTTATAATCGTGTTTTGATCATAAGGCCAATCAAACTGCGGATCAATGATATCATTAAATAATAAAACCACCCAATGATATTCTACATTGCCATAAAATTTATCAGCAATAATTTCTGGAGTATCACCATCTTGTATTTGATATTTGTAAAATGCATTTGCATTTTGTTTAAGAGAATTTTCAAAACTAAATCTAGTAATGATGTTTGTAACTGCATCTACACCAGTGACAGAATTGTTACTTGTATAAAATGTTTTTGGATAATATCTGAAAAGTTTAGCCATTATTTTAAATAGGTAAATTTATATTAAATACGAACATCGCCGGATTCGGTAATAAAATCTGAAATAGTATCTTTATGAGGCTCCGTAAAAGGTTTATTTTTTGTCAAATATGTGGTCTCTTGGAATTGTAAAGTTACTTGAATTGCAACTGGCATACCGGTTCCACCAATAGTAGCATTTTGACCTGGAACTTCATAAGTGTAAAAACCATTTGGTGCATAATTCACTTGTATTGAAGATAAAACACAATTGCCAATTTTTGGTAAATTGTCGTTTACTTTTCCAAGATAATAAAATTCTATATCAAATTCAGACGGAGGTAAAAGTAAACTACCGGCTGTTCCTCTTTTAAATTCTGGTGCCTGATGAAATTGTAATGTGTTGATAATTTTTTGAACTTCAACAGCTTCTCTTTCATCTCTTGGATAAAAAATAAAATCATATTGGAAGCTTCGAAATTGTGGAGAGGTGTATAAAACTTCTAACAATGGATTTACCACTGCGCCAGTTGCCAAAAAACCACCAACTGCACCAACCGCACCTAATCGCCTATTTGCTTGTTGCTGAGCAAGAGCAGGAGTGCTTCTTATTGCATTTTCAAAAGCTTGAACATATTGACCTTCTACTATGTTTGTAACAACTGAGCCTCCAACAAGTCCAGCCGCCGTTTGTGCTAAACTTAATTGTTCATAATTTTGTTTATATTCAAATTGTAATGTATCTGGCAT